TGGCCTGGTCTTCAGTAGGCGCAGCGGTCGTCAGGAACGTCGGAACAATGATGACCTGCCGGCAGATGGCGGAGACATACAACACATCATTGGTCATGATGTTTGTCTCGACCTTCAAGCTGACGATCAGCATGTTGTTGTACGCCCGCTTGCCCGTGATCAGGTCGAACGGCTCCCGAGACTCCTGCAACGTCAGCAGCTTGTTATAGACCTCCTGTACAGAGATCGTGCGGCCACCAAACAGCGTATTGATGATGGCCGAGCTATCAGACCAGCCATACCGCAACGACACTTCCGCTGGCTTCTTGAATGCATGATCAGAGATAGCCGCCCCTTGCTCTACAGGGTGGTCAGTGATGATCAAGTCATCACTGTGGATCTCTTCGACCGCTACATCCGGGATCACGTCCGCGATCGAGCGACGGCGACGGATGAAAATTGAGCTGAGAACGTCACCAATAATCATCGCGTCGCGCCTCTCAAGTTCCGGATTGCGTCAGACCCGATGGCCCGCTGCTGTCGTGCCACCTCGTTAGCCGTGGCGTAGGGGTCTTCCGTACCCGCAACGCTGATTTGCACGTTCTGGGTAAGGTTGACCGGCGCCATTCCGGCAGCTTGGGCGATCATGTCGTTGCTGTACGGATTGCGCCCGTTCTCGTACTCCACAATCCCACGAATCAATGCTGCCAGCGCAGCTGGGTCGGAATTGACATCAAACTGTGTGTTCGTGTCGATACCCATCTTCTGCGCCAGATAGTTGGCATAGGCGCCCGTGTTGTTCTCGCTGGCCGGCGCGTAGGTGTTGACGATAGATTGAATGCTGTTCAACCCACGTTGGCCATAGCGCCGCAACTGCGCTGCTAGAGCATTCAACCCTTCCTGAGCACTGGCGAAGGTTGCAAATCTGCCATTGGCTTCTTTGCTTGCTCCCGCTTGACCAACGTAGACCAGGTTCCCTGGATTGTTGTTGCGGATGCCTCGCGGTTCCCCAGATAGAGGCAGCGCGTTCTCAGGCGTAGTCGCAAAATCTCCTGCTTCCGTGCGAAGTGCTTGTCGCGCCTTTCGGCGGTCAATCATCCGCTTTATCGCCTCGCTCGGCAGATATTGGCCGCCAAGTAGATCAGCGGCAAATCCAACCAAGTCTGAGGTTTCATCAATCGATGATTGCAGGAACTTCCTGAAATCGCCAGAGCCAAACTCTTTGAAGATCGGCTCAATCTTCTTCCAGACTTCCTGAATAGCATCGCCCAGGCGCTTGAACTGGGTAGTAGCGTCACTAAAATCCAGCTTGCCGATTGTGCGGTCGATTTCGTCCGCGAAATCTCGAACGAATTTGACCGCATCCTTAAGGATTGGACCAATCGTATTCCCAATCCGGCCAAGCAGGTTCAGGAAGCCCCCGGCAGTATCCCCGAGAAGAACGATGATGTCGTTGATCTCTTGTAAGTTCTCGCGCACGAACTTCTGGAAGCGCTGGACGATATCGCCAAGGCCTTTCAAAAGGCTTGTGCCGGCCTTCTTGGACAGGATGTCGAACGTTGCACCCAGGAGGCGCAACTGATTCATGAACTCCTTGCTGTCCTTCGTGGCCTCTTCGGTGTTAAGCCCAGCCTCCTTGAGCATCTCCTGATACTCGGTACTGAACTCACCCAGGCCGCGCTGCAAGGCCATCAGGGTATTCTCGTCGATACCCAGAACATCCGCGTAAGCCTTTGCCCGATAGTAGGGCATCGCCTTAAGGCGTTCCCCAAGATCGGTCAGGACCTCCCCAGTGTCCCTTAGCTGTCCGTTTGCATCGCGGGTCTGTACCCCGATGCTCTGAATCAAATTCTCTGAACCAGGCGCGCTACGGATCAGGCGCGCAAGGTTCTCCAGCGATCCACGCAGGGCATTCGCGGACGAACCCGCCTGGCCAGCTGCAAAGCCCAACGCCAGGATGTTCTGGGAGGATGTTTTGGTGCGTTGGGAGGCGTAGTAAATCTCCTCCAGGCCCGCAGCCATCTTCGCAGTAGCGGCAACGACAGCCGCCGCCGCGGCGGTTGCAGCCGTACCCAAGGCAATTACGCGCTTGGTGGACTTTTCGACCGTTTCAACAAACCGGCGCTCGCCCTTGTCGTCGATCTTCCAGCCCAGGCTGACCAGAAACTCACGGATGACGTCCTGATCAGCCATTGGCTCGCCTCGATTTTTCCAGATTTGCCGCCTTCACATCGAGGGCGTCATTCATGAGTGATACGTCGGCAAGGTCCAAGGTTCCGTCTTTCAGGCTCTCGTACTTGCACATCCCTTCGAGGACTGGCCTCAATAGCCAATCCTCGCCACCCGGGAGCGTTTCGACGCGCACCCCCGAACCAGCACTTACTGGCCGGTGGTAAGGAGTGCGCCGAAAGTATTTCCCAGGTTGACCTTGATGACCTCAGCAGTCAGGCGAAGCAGCCCCATCATGTCGATGTCATCGAACATGCAGTTGCCAGAACTGAATACGGGGGCCATCGTCTTGTTGCCAGTCTTGCGCGAAACAACCTCCAGGCAAGTACCGATGATCATCTCGGTATCCTCGTCAGACAACTTTGACACCGCGAGGACCATGGGTTCCACGGCCTGTTTGAAGTCAAGCTTTTTGCCTTCAGAGGCCATCGCCATATCAGCTAGGCCAGTCAGGATCGGCGCAACACGCCGGGCGACATGCAATTGCTTGAAGGCACTCAGCTTGCCGATGCTGTACTGATGGCCACCGTATTCAAAGTCACTCATTTAGAAAACCCCCTGCGTCTTGTCGATCTTCCCAGCGTCGAACGTCCATTCGACGATTTGGCCTTCCTTCGCGTACACCGCTTCCGGTTGGCGCTTGAACGCTACGCCACGGCACACCACCTGCTCACCGGTCCCGGTGATCGACACCGTGATGATGTTCTGACCGTGCAGCAACGAGCTGGCCGTCTGGGCGTTGTAGGCAAGCTGCAACTTGGCATTGACCGGGCTGGTCTTCAGCACCCGCACAGTCACCGTTCCAGACTTGTCAGCGTGCAGCGAGTGCATATACTCACCGTCCGCACCCACCGTCATGGTGTTCTTGTCGCCAACCGGCGTGATGGTGATGCCTTCTTCCGCCGTGCCCGCGCCGTAGCCCAGGTCGAACACGCCAGTCGGGCCGGCCAAGGTGGCATTGACATCAATGAAGCTATATGCCTGAGTCATCTGCTACCCCTTAGCGATTGACGTTGATGATGATGTTGACGAAGTGCACCGCACCAGCCAGCTTGATGGCGCACTGGATGACAGGCGACTTGCGGGCCTCGCGATCTGCTTGCGATTGCGTAGCAACAGGCGGCGCGTAGGTGTAATAGCCGGCCGACAGGAAGTCGCCACGGTTGAGCGCGCCGAAGCCGTCAGCATTCCACTGGCCCGGAGCAACCAACCCATTGGTAACCGCTTGATCCATGCGCGAGTTGATCGTGTTCACAATCTGGTTGATACCGCCGTCCGTCTGCGAAATCTTCGTCGTGCTGGTGTACAGCAGGTTGTAGACCGCCGTTTGCACGTCGTTTTGCAGCCAGTCCGTGCCGTGCACCTCATCGAAGAAGTACCCGTTGGTCATCACGCCTTGCTGGATGATGGCCGTGTTGTTGTTGTAGTTGACGAAGACGTTGCAATTCTTCGCCGTCAGCGCCGCCGCCTGCGATGCGGTCAGGTTCTCAGCGGTCACGGTCGGCTCTTGCTTGAACTTGAGCGTAATGACCGTGTTGTTGCCCTGGAAGTTGACCGTAAATGCGCGGCCGTATAGCGAAGCCGACGCATAAGGTGAGCTGGACGAGTACTGGATGAACGTGCGCTTCAGATTCGCCGCTTTGAGCTTGCTGGCGATGTCCGTGGTCAGCGTGCCGTCCAGAATCGCAGTGCTTTGCGACGTGACGCCATAGATCCGGGTCGGACTCGCCGACTCGATGTAGGCGCCCACTGCCAGATGGTCGGCATCGGTAACCGTCGCCGTGGTGGCGGTCATCGAGCCGTACCAGGAAGTCGAGGCATTGCCCAGGGCTTGATAGGCCTCCAGCATCGTCTCAGCCGCAGCGCCAGGCACCGGCACAGCCGATTGCGCTTGCGTCAGA